TGGTGTCATTGTTTTTCTCCTTTTTAGATTGAGGGTTAAAAGTAGCCTCCACTATAGTTGAGGCGGTGTAAAGACCTAGTATCTTAAAAGATACCTGGTATAACTGCTCCGAATAGGATGTAGTTATGTACTGCTGCAAAGAAACCAATCATCGCTAGGCGACCATTGAGTTGTTCTGCATTCTTCCAGTATCCTTCGTAGTTTTCAACGTACTGCATAGCAGGTTCGTTAGCAAAAATGTTTTGCTTACCATACTCAGTAGTTGTATACTTCTTAGCGACTGATGAAGTCATTCTGTATTGTTAAGAAACGTTACATAATTATATAGGAAACCTTAAGGGGTGTCAAAGGTATAATTACCTAGATACCCGAACAAAAAAAGAGTCACCATTTCTGATGACTCTTATAAGACAATCTTATCATTGCTTTTGCACGTAAGACCATCTAGTTTAACGTCTATTGGCAAAGACGGATTACTTACTTAGTATCTTCAGGTGGTAAATCTCCTGACTGTGATGCTTGAGGTGGTGCTGCCTGTGTATCAGTACCAATAGTTACATCAGTTGGTGTAGTAAACACTTGATTGTTCCATGATATAGCATCAGGAACACTAGCAATAGCATCACCTAATGTAATGTTATCTGTACCAATTGATATGTTACCATCTGGATCATAACATCCGTCAGGTAATGTAATAAATCCATCGGAAGTATCTACAGTAAAGGTAGGTTCAGGTGCTTTAAGTTCTGGTGCGTCATTACCTTCAGCATCTTTCCACTGATCCTTTCTAGCTCTATTAATCCTCTTTACATTCTCGTACATATGAAAGATATCAGTGATATGATCTCTAAAATCTATCCTATAACCTTCAGGGATATCACCTTCATGATGAAATCCAGCTTCAAACATAGCTCTCAATGCTTTCTCAGCATCGGTCCATGTTTTATCTAAATTGCATGACATATTTTAAACTATAGTTATGATTATTATATATGATAGATTCGATTACGTCAAGCGAGTAGTGTTATCAATACCACCGAAAGGTATCTTAGGGAATGTATTAAAGGAAATACTAATTCTATTTTCATCAGTCTTATTAATTGGAACCCAATGAGGTATACTGCTAGGGAATAATACTAGATCACCTGCACTAGCCTGGTAACTATAACTATCATTAGTAAACTCATTACCACCAACTGTTAGATACTCCTTTGGTTCTGGTCTGATTGGCCAGTTGTGTGTATGTGGTGAATCAAATACGATAGGAGTCTCCTTTACTGTATTAAGATAAAAGACACCACTCAAATAACTATTTGAATGATAATGTTTTGGATGATTCTGTTCCCCTTGAGTTATATTAACCCATGACTGCTGAATACCTATCTCCTCTTCACTACCCAACACCTGACGAGTGTAACTATTAACATGCTCAAGGAAAAACTTCTCTAACTTATTAAATCCTGGACGTTTTAAAACATATGTGTCAGTGGATACCTTATTACCAAACGAATCTCTATAAGGTATACTATATGCTTCGCTTAAAAAAGAATCTACCGTACCCTCATATTGTGTAACAAATAAAGGTGGTGTTGCGAACATTAAATAAAATTTACTTTCCATAATTTAAATTACCGTCAATGTTAAATGATACTACAGTCCTTCTTACATCACTTTGATTTGGTTTCTGTTCGTGTAGTAAGTAGGATGGGAAGACAACTAGATCTCCTTCTTTTATTTCAGGTGTCTCTTGCAATAGATCTCCTGTAATAGGATCAGCAAAGGGACAATAGAAAGTAGTTCCTTGATGAACTAATGGATCATACTCTAGATACCAAACACATGAGAGACCGATAGCACCATGATTATGTAACTCATGGTACTGTCCTTTAACAGTTTGTTGATACCACATAGAATTGATCTTCACTTCAAACCCCATCTGATTCTGTAGGTCTTGAAGATAATCCTTTAAGTAATTCCTCAGTGTAACATGATAAGCAGGAAGTGATTGCCTTTCATCATTAATAAAGAAGTCACCCCTAACACCATTCTTATCTTCACCACATAAACTAAACAACTCTAAGAGATGTTCCTTAGCTAGATCGTGATTAAGTATGGGTTCATAATGTTCAAACGGTATGCAAAACATCTAATGAATCCTCTGCCATGTCATGTAGTTGGTCAATTAATAAATCCATATACATCTCTTCCATAGACTGTTCAAAGTCATAGAAGTCGTTCTCAGTATAGCAAGGATCAGAGTTCATTGTCAATCTCTTGTAAAATAATCCTTACGCATGTACCTACCCAGTATATTGCTGTTGTAATATGCTGGTTGTCCATCGTCAGTACTCTCAGTAAGTACATTATTTAGGAACAATTGTCTAGTCTCTTCGTAGTTTACTTTGCCAAGGGTGGCGTGGAGGGATATGATTTCTCTCTTGAATAGGTCGTTCCCAAGTAACTTTCTATCTCCTTTAAGTTCTTCAGAGCTTCCGTAGTATTTTTTCCAGTCACTCTCAGACGTAACCCTTCTCTTACCACCTCTAGGTTTACGACGTTGTGTAAAGTACTTGCGTCCGATGTATTGTTTACCCGACTGGAGATTAGTAATCCTGTAGACAAAACCGAAGAAGTCGCCAATGTCATCAGAAGTGAAAGGTTTATTCTCATATAGCCAGGGGTTTTCGTAAACTCCCTCTTCAACCATTTCATCATTTTAGTATTCATCCTATTTAGTAGTTGTATTCATCAAGTATTTCTAGTGCAGCATTCAATGCTTGCTGTGCTGCATCACGTTCTTTTTTATCCCATGCAGGATACCATGACTCGTTTTGAATCCCATGCTTAATTTTTAAGAGACGTGATTTCATATCAACCTTCTTCAGGCGACCATTCACTTCAACCCCTGCTGCAACTTTTGCCAATCAGAATCGAATTTATCCATACCTGCATCAGTTAAGATGTGGTCATACATTTTATTAAATATATCCCAAGGCAGAGTACAGATATCAGCCCCCACTCGAAAACACTTTGCGACTTGAATTGGTTCTCTAATTGAAGCAGCGAGTACTTGAGTCTTAGAACCATGCGTTGTGAATACATCTGAAATTTCCTCCACTAATGATATACCATCCCAATATTGATCGTTCAAACGACCTATGAATGGTGAAACGTATGTTGCACCTGCTTTAGCAGCAAGTATTGCTTGAGCAGCAGAGAATATAAGTGTTACGTTAACTGCCACCTCATCCTCAGATAGATCCTTACATGCTTTAAGACCTGTACGTGTGCAAGGTACTTTAATAGTAATGTTAGGTGCTATCTCCAAGTAAGTATCAGCCATGGCTAACATGTCTTCTACTGTGTCTCCCACTACCTCTGCTGATATTGATGCGTCCCAAGGAAAGATAGAAGTTATCTCCTTAAGAACCTTCAATGGATCTTGACCATTCTTCAGCATGAGACTGGGGTTAGTTGTTACTCCATCGATTAACCCACTCGCAAACGATTGTTTAATTAGGTCAACATCAGAGCAATCTAAAAAAATCTTCATCACATATTACAATTTCATATATTTATTATCACATAAAAAAAGACACCTGTCAATAAGGTGTCTTTATATACAAATCGTGACCTTACTTAAGCAATTGCTTTAGTAAACTTGTGTCCTCTATATGAGAGAACAACTTCCTTCTTGTTAGAAGGACGATCTTTGTTGGTGTCATACTTAACACCACGGTATGTGACTTGTGCCATTTGGTTTCTCCTGTAGGATGAGGTTTTTACACCGTTCCTTCAGTCGGCTTTTGCGTCCCACGTACAATCTAGTCCCACCGCTTCCGTAAGATGTACTTGGTACATCTCCACTATCTCTTGTCTGGTTTCAACACTGAGATTTCTCTCAGTCTGAGCACGATCTACCAATCTTGATACATCGGCACAAGTTAATGCAGTAGCGATTAAAAATTCCATAGGATGAACGTATCCGTTCCGAGTCGGCTTACTTGCGTCCCTTCTGGGATGAACGAAAAGGTATTTGGGATACCTTACCTGACTATTTATGTCAGGGAACCATTACAAAGTGGTTCATATTGATACAATAACATTAAAAGCTTGGTTCGTCAAGCTCTCTACCCTCTTTTTGTGACCAAAGTTTACGTTCCATCTCCCACATTGCTTCTGCTGTCTGTGCTGGCAACTCATGCTGACCTGCTTTATCTAACAGTTCATCATACATCTCGGCACTATCAATGATTGCCTTCTGTAAGTCTTCCAACTTCCACTCTGGTTCTTCAGAGGGAGAACCCTGCAAAGGAGTCTGACTTGACATCTTGTTTGATTCCTCCGACGACATAACTTTCAATCTCCGTTTCTTGTGGTGCATTTTGCTGACCCTTAGAGTTGAGCCAGTGCTCAGTCCAAGGTAATGGATTGTTTCTAAGGGGTTGATCGTATATAGGTTTCAAACCTATTGCTTTCATTCTCCTGTTAGCAATCCACTCAACATAATTGTGTAGTAATCTTTCATTCAATCCTATCATACTACCTTCTCTAAACAAATAGTTTGCCCATGCCTTCTCTTCATCTACAGTCTTCCTAAACATTTCTGTTACAGTTTCCTTTTCTTCTTCTGCTATCTCTTGCATCTCTGGGTCATCCTTACCTTCAGACCAGTTCTTCATTATCTGTTGTGTTAATACTAAGTGTTGTGATTCATCTCTAGCAATAAGAGATAGTATCTTTGCTGACCCTTCCATGAGTTTGTTCTCACCAAATGCAAAGGAGCAAGCAAAACTTACATAGAATCTAATACCCTCTAGTATGTTAACATTAGCAACTGCTTTATAAAGATATCTTTTTAAATCTTTTTTAGTCCAGTCTGATGATGGTGATCCTCTGGATCCTTCTGCCCACATATTACCTTGACCATACTCCTGTGCATAATTTATGAAGTCATCATAAGATTTTGTAACAGACTCTGCTCTTGATAATATATTATCATCATCAAGGATGGTATCAAATACATCTGATGGATCTGAATATATATTCTTAATAATATATGTGTATGATCTGCTATGGATCATCTCCATAAACTGCCACGCTTGCATACATGCTTCTAACTCAGGTAGAGAACAGTAAGGAATAAAAGCCATACCAGGAGCACGACCTTGTACGGAGTCCAGCATGATCTGGTACTTAAGGTTGCTAGTGAAGATGTGTCGTTGTGTTTCATTAAGTTGTGCATAATCTGCTCTATCTTTTTGAAGTGATACCTCTTCAGGTCTCCAAAAATACCCCAACTGTTGTTGAGTTAACCGATCAAAGGTAGGAAATCTATATTGGTCATAACGTTGAACACTCAGGGGTGCTCCGAAAAACATGTATTGTTTTGTAGTATCAACAGCATTCTTATTAAAGACTGTCATACCAGTTACTTCTTTAGACTGCACAGCTGTCACAGACCTCCTCCTCAGTGGTTAATATTTCATTGATAAGTTTATCAACATCAACTTCTTCATCAATATCTTTCTTAGCATCATATGTATTCTGATAATAAGAAGTCTTCCAACCATACTTGTAGGTTGTTAGTAAGTCCTTTGCCATCACTGACACAGGTACTTCATTGTCTGGATAATTCTCTGGGTTATAAGACCAGTTACCACTAATGGCTTGATCAAAGAACTTCTGCATCACTGCACTTACTTTGATGTATCCATCATTGTTTGGCATGTCCCATAACAATGTGTAGTTATTCTTTAGTGTAGTATATGATGGAACAACCTGCTTAAGAGGCCCCTTCTTTGATTTCTTAATGGACAAGTAGTCTCTAGGAGGTTCGATTCCATTGGTAGCGTTTGACACAACGGAACTGCT